CTGTCGACCAATTGCCGGTACCGGTACGTAATCAACATTGTTAATTGAAAGACCGCGTTTAATTCTTGGAAGACTTTTTACATCCTCAGGAAGAACACGAAATCCTACACCAGTACCCAGCATCATAAGGTAAAAAGCATCGTAGAATGCTTGAAAGTCATCAACAATCATGAAAGAGCAGTTAAAGTTACTAAGCGGGTATTTCTTTGCGGCCTCAGTACCACCCGTCCACAAAGTACGACCAGCGGGGAATACCTTGAGGTTGAACATGTAATCAAAAAGAAGTTCCGCTTGTTCTTTAAGATCAGTAACACCTGACTTGTCGAGTGAAATACTATATTCGACAACACGCTTAACCGTGTCCTTCCAAGTCTCCCGGCGTTTAAGATGGGGAATGAATCGACTGTAAGTACGGAGATAAACAAACTGACCCATTAGACTGGGCCAGTTTGGATTTTCATTGTACTGCGCTAAAAATTCTGGGGTAAGGTACATCGTTAATCTCCTAAAGTAAAATTAATAGTTGGGTCAGTAAACGAAAAGTTTTGCATACACTTCAAAATACTTCGTTTATTCCGTTCAAATGCAACCTGAGCAACCATAAAATTACGAAGCTTGCTCAAAAATACCTGTGACTCTTCACCACTGTAGGGTATGTATACTTGATGAAATTCAAGACTTTCTTCGGATCCTGTAACTGTATAGCGTACACAGATTGTGCCGTCTCCAATCTCTGTGTACTCTACAACTGCGTATCTTGCCATTGTCAACGCTCATCTCCGCTACCTTGAATAGTGTTTCGTTCTACGCGGCCTAACAACTTTGCTTGATTGCGTTCAAGGACCTCTTCGAGAGTAAATCCAAGATCATCCACAATACAAGTCGCATACCAGATAACATCACCCAGTTCATCAATAATTTTGTTTGCTTGCTCAAGATCCAACTTACCGGCGGAATCTCTCAAGACTTTCTTTACTTTACCTGCTACCTCTCCTGCTTCTGATGCTAAACCTAGAGCGGGGTAAATTACTGCGAACTGACGGTCGTAGCGCTTAGTAGACACTACAAATTTTTGATACTCGTTCATACATCCTCCAAAAATTTGAAAAAAAAATCGCTAACTTATTAATAATAATATTAATAAGTTAGTTATTATAATAACATATATAAGTATAATAAACAAGTTAGTATATATCTCTTTTATTTATATACTAGTATTTTTTTTTATTTTTGATCTGTTAGTAGTTTCCTATTCCCCACACAATTATAACAATCGTGTCAAATAGTTTTATTAGAATTAGATAAGAATTAGATGAGTGTTGTATGAGTAGAGAATGCCGCTTAGTAAATGATCAGACTAATTAGCAAATTTGTGCTAAACTTAAGTAGGTGTATATACACTAAATTTTTGGTCAGGTGGTTTTATGAGATACATTCGGTGCCTTTTTTGTGATAACGGTAAACAAAGATTTGATTTTTTATGTAGGGACTGCCGCTTACTATATGGTCCATACGAGAAAGAACTTTGGTTTACCGAGCTAGTAGCCATGGAAAGAAAGCAGACTAAAATTACTCGACAAGAGTCGACTAATTACGATGTCTCTTATCTGTCAAAAGAAATTCGCCCTCACTTGGGTTCATCCCGTGCTAGAGGAAGACCTAAAACAACAAGTTTAGTTGAGTCCTACGTACGCTCAACGTATGAACCTACGGCTTCTGTACGTCAGGTAACAGCTCGCTGTTTAGAAGCTGGTTTAGTTGTCTCTCGTGAGAGTATACGAACAATTCTAAACAAAATCAAGGTGACAAAAAATAAACATGATTAATAGACAGGAGGATTTATGCCATTAAACGTTCCTTCGGCAGTTACAGTAACTGTCGGCACTATAGAGATAGTAGAGAATGCCGCTACTACCCACTACCAACAATTTGTACTAACCTCACCTGAGGGAGTTGCGCTCGGTAGTACCGCTAACCCAATTCCCATGTACACCGCTGTTTCAGGGAACTACGTATCAAATTTCAATATAGGAGAGACAGTAGTCCCCGTAGGCGGGGCATTTTACGAGGAATCCTTAAACAATACTCTCCTTGAATTACAGACTAGCGAACTCTCCGTTAATCGACTGACGGTTCGCGGTAGTTTAAAGACTGCGGGCGATGGTCGCGTTAACGAACTTGTCGGATCTTCTAACAGCGGTTACGACGACATTTACGTTGCGTCCGGAGTATACGCCGCAAATAACTTAAACATACTTAATGCAAACGGTTCGTTCTTCACTCTTAACTCAACAACGTCTCGTCACTTTTATATACCAATGATACGATCTGGCTGGCGTGCACTTAGCTTTAGCTTTTTGGCCCCTGTGTCAGGGAGTCTTTCAATTCACGCTGACTTTGGGTCGCTTACACGAGATATACTGGTTACCGGACTTTTAGTTCTTCCTAATATTCGTTACGGCCTGCTTGGTTCTAATGTTACTACGTCAGGATCGTTGATTGGTATTCCCGCATTATCGGCACCTGTCAATGGGTTTATTATCTCCTTTGACCCAGCTGCAACAGACGTGGGTTCTTTTGAAATTCACATTACACGAGGTGCTTAATGACAGATGTTTATAAAGAAGAAGAGCTCTCCCCTAGGCAAGAAGAACTGGTCACTGACTTAATAGAACTTACTGATCGATTTGGTAAGTTTGGCCAAGGCGTTGACAGCGAGGGATCACACTACACTCCCGCAGAAAACAACCCATTCAAATCAGAGGGTTTAATCTGTGCTAACTGTGCGTTCTTTAGTCCAGATAGTAATGCTTGCTCAATTGTTATGGGTGTCATTGAACCAGAGGCAATTTGTAAGTTTTGGGTTATTGAGAATGCCGAGCTAGGTTCAGAACCGGAGGACATGCTTCAAGAAGAGGAATCGGCTATGGCCGCTCGTTACAGCGGTATTGACTTCTCGCCCCCAGCGGGTGTAAAAGCCGCCGCTAAACGTGGTCTTGCTTTGCACGACAAAGGACTCAGCGGTGACGGTCTTGAATCGGCTACTGTGCTATGGGCACGAAAGTATACACAGGGTAAACCTGTAAGCCCAGAGCGCGCTCGAATGGGTAATCGATTCTACGGAAGAAACGCTCGATTTGCGACCGCACCAAAAGACTCGCCTGCGTGGGTTTCGTGGTTGTTGTGGGGTGGGAGTTCTGGTCAAGGCTGGTTTGCAAAATTGGTCAAACAGATGGATGCAGCTGACAAAAAAAGTTCGGCATCAGTGAGCGGTGCAATTTGTCTTGCAGAGGAGGCAATTGCAAACCCCTTCCTTAAGGAAATTTTTCTTATTCTTACGGATTTTGAGCCGAACGCAAATGGGGAAGGAATTCCACGTAGCGAGGCTGAAAATATTATAAAAACTTCTCGGTTGACGCCGATTAAGATAGCCGCAGACGAGAAGTCTTACGGTGGCCATACGGGAGCACACCCTGTAGGTGCGATCATCGAGTCATTTATGGATAACCATAATGGTAAAGATGTTATAAAAGCTCGCGCTTTTATTTGGAAAGACGAGTATCCCGCTATTTATGACCTTGTAAAGAGTCAAGCGTCCGAAGGTAATTTTATCGGTACTTCTTGGGAAGTTTACTACACTCATGCTGAGGAGGAGAAAGGTGTCCGCTGGCTTCGGGATGTAACGTTTGCAGGTACTTGTATTGTTGACAACCCTGCGTATGGAGATCGCACCCCGCTGCTTAGTGTCGCTGAAAAACAAACTATGGATTTAAAAGAATTAGAAGACAAAGTAACAGAGCTGACTGCACTGATTACACAAAAGGAGATTACAATTAATGAGCTCGAGTCGAAAATCAATGTATACCAAGAAACCGACCGGCAAGCCCAAGCCGAGCGGCGGAAAGCGCAAGTAGCACAACAGTTAAGTGCTGTTTTTTCAGAAGCTGAAGTTTTGGAAAAACTTGCGTTTTACCTTGCCCTTGACGATGCTGTTATTCAGCAAGTACTTACCGATCTTACTAAGACGGTAAAGTCGACGTCGTCTGAAAAGAAAGAACCGGTCTTTGTTCCCGAGCCCACCGGTGCCCCGTCAAATCCGACTGATCCAAAAACTCTTGCGGCGGCAATCAAACAGAGCCTTAAGGATTCAAAGTAGTGTCGTATGACATTCGTGAAGAACAACGAGTGTTCAATTTCTGTGTCTATCGTCAAGGAGACGAAAAGCCAATGCAGTGCTTTGAAACCGCCGATGAAGCGCAGGCATATTGGATGGCTTTGAACGTGGCCGATGTAACTCAGGCGTCAGCTGAGTCTAAATCAGCTGTTTCAGCTTTAGCTACAGAGTTCAAAAAATTACTAAAAAGAGGTTAAATAAATGGCTGTAATTGTAACTACTCAAAACAGCACTCAAGGTGTGGCCGCTACTACCATTATGGAAGGTCGAGCCGTCACCCTGACTGCTTCGGGCGTCAGAAATGACTTGCCCAATGTCACTTACGCGTCTGTGAATCAGGAACGCGGCGTATTTATTGCGTTTTTCCCACCTGATAATTTCCCACGCCCCACTTACGAGGATCTGTACACGGTGCCGTCAACGCGCGTTTATGATCTTACTGACAGCACTTTGTATGGCGATCCAACGTTCTACAAGAAGCA